AAATTTTTAATTTGAGATTTAAGTTCAGATGGATAATCATCAGCAGAAATATATTCTTTATTTTGAAGAATTCTTTGAGCATCATCACTGCTTCTAAAACCAAAATCTAAATTATTTATTTTTTTCCTTAAAACAGAAATTTGTTTATTGTTGTTATTAATTTGAACTTTAATTTCTTTATAACGTTGTGTAATAAAGGTTTTAATTTTACTTCCATCTGAATCTATTAAATTATGCCAATAATTCTTAATTAATTCTTGTCTAGTTAATCCTCCAGCAACAAGTGGTCTGCCTTTAACAAAAGCCTTCATTTCATCAGTATCATAAACATCACCTTTTTTAAAAGCCTCATCTTTTCCTTCATCAGATAAAGCAGGTGAAAATTTAACGATTCTTTCGTAGTTTTGTTCTAATAGTTTTTGACCACCTTGTTCTTGATTATTAACTCTAGTATCAAATAGTTTTTTAGATGCTTTAGCGGCTTCTTCAGCCGTACGGAAAGACCCTAAATTTCTGCCTAAATTATCAAATGCTTGGGTAGAATTGCCTACTCTAATAAACTTAAACTCAGAATCGTGTTTAAGAATTTGACCATTACTGGTGTTTTCGTACTCCATATCAGCAGGACTCCAGTTATGCGATAACGCAATATGAGCGTTCTCTGGGTTATAATCAAAGCGTTCTCCTGCTCTGGTACGCATTTGCGTCATTCTATCAATATTAAATGTAGTGATAGACTGTCTCCAACCCTGTGGAATTTCGGCAATAGGTTTGTTAAAGTATGGATTATCATCCGTCTTAGCCATGCCAAGCATCTGGTGAAGCACATTACGGCGTTCAGCACCTTTGCCGTCACCATTGTTTAACAAGTTAGCAGACTGCAATCTTTCAGAACTAGGCTTAGAAGCGTTTTGAACGTACTTAAAGAAGTCCGCTTCCATAGCACCTCTGTTGCCATACCATAAATCTCTGTACTCTTGATTAGACCACAAAGCATTGGCTCTGTTCTCAATGACGTGCATATCAAGCGAATGAAGCAAGACATGGAAAGTGCCATCAGGTCCAATTTTTGTTGTTGCATCGTACAATAAGAATTTTCTGTTCTTGAACGGAACATCTTTTCCTGTTAGGCGAGGCCATGAAGCATCAGTAATTTGTGCCGTAGCACCAAGATAACCTGCTTCTACAACGTTCTCAGCATTGCCATCAATGATGCGATAAGCGTGTTCAATCTTGTCAGCCCATGCTCTGTCTCTCCAGCCAGACTGAACAATCATGTCAAGGATTTTAGAGTTTAATCTGCCAGTCCAATTACCATCAGCATCTTTTTTAAGACCAACTCTATCTTCTGGGGGTAACCCTTCAATAATCTTGTTGATAGCAATACCAGCGGCTCTATTGAGTTTTTCTGCTTCTGATTCCTTTAATAATTTAGGTCTGCCAGCAACATCAGTTTTAATGACATTAGCCATACCATTGCCACGAACGTATGCCTTAACAGCATCTGGAGACATTCTTAATGGACTCCAAACACCTTTATTCATATTTGCTTTAGCCCTAAGAATATCACGCATCATGTAATCTAAAGAAGCATTTTTAATGCGATTTCCTGCTTTATCAAAAAAACCACGTTCCAAGTTTCCACTAAAATCAAATTGTGGATTTTCGTATTTCATTTTAGATTCCCAATAATCAGCCCAAGCATATTTAACATCATCAACAATACCTCTTAATCCTGTTAAATCACCGCCTCTAAATAAATAATCTGGTGGTGTATCAACTAGCCAATGGCTAAAGTAATTAGCACCGAATTCTTCAACGGCATTGTGTAATAATGCTAAAGTTTTATTAGAAATGGTTTTTGAATTATCCCAGTTTTTGTATTCATCAATAGCGTTTTTAATGTTTTCCATGAACGCTTGATGTGCCTCTGGAGTATAAATTTTATTGCTATTTGAATATATTGCTTTATTAAGTCTCTTGTAATAATTGTCTAAAAATTGATAAACTTCATTAAGATTTACTACTGGTTTTGAAACTTGTTTTCCATCTTTCCAAGTACCTAACAATTTATCAACAAGTGGTTTAATAAACATATCACGCATAGCAGTTTCTCGCATAATAGCGTGAAATAATTCATGAGGGAAAGTATCCCTAGTCATATTATCAGAGTTAAGATAAATATGAACTCTACCATTTGCATCTCTTTCAGGAGTTATTCCTTTTGCAGATTTCAAATCAGCAAGAGTGATTGGTAATCTTTGAGCCTCACGGCGTTGCATTATGTTTCCGTTTTCATCAACAAATCCTTCATGTTGCAACTTAGTCTTAATCATTTTGCCACGTTGCGTTAAACTGCCATCAGGATTACGTTCAGCGTCTAAAAAGTCCTTAGCAAGTTTTTGAGCCTTTAATGTATCAGGAACTTGGTTTGTATCTATATTCCCATTATGAGCCTTAAGGACGGCTTTTCTTGCGTTTTCAGCGGCTAATAAATCACCATAATAAGCCGATGCTTCTTTGTTTGTTTTTTCTTTAAATAATTCGCTATGTTGTTTAAGGATATCTAAAAAAGTTCTTTTTCCTGTTTCAGAAAGACTACCCCATTTTTGCTTAATAGCCTGTAATTTAATTGGACCTTGTGGTTCTCTTAATTGGGATTCATGCTTATTGACAGCATCTTGTTCAAGGCTTTTTACATTTGCTAATCTATCTGGGGTATCTGGGAAGTACAAAGATTCACCTTTTAATGGCTTACCTGTATAATCATGCGTATCAGCATATTTTCTATCCCACTCCGAAACATCCCACTTAGAATCTTGCTGTTTCTTGCTTACTTTTTGCTGTTCCTCTGGGTTTAAACGCTTCCATTGGTCGTAAGGCATTTGATATTGAGTAGGTCTAGCCTCAACATCTTTAAGCATCCATGCTGGTTTTGCATGACCATTTCTAAAATGGGTTTCATCATATTTAGCATCCCATTCTTTTACAGCCCTACTCTGATTGTAAGAATCAATACGTTCTTGACTGCCATAGGGTAAATCTGTGTGCAGTTGAGCAGGTTCTTGTGGTCTAGGCTCAACCTTAGTTTTAAGCAATTCTTGTTGTTTAGGACTAAGTTCTCTTACGTCAGATTCTGCTTCTCTTTGAAAATCTTCTGGTCTGCCAGCATATCTTCCAGAATAATCTCTTAATAAACTTAAAATAATGGCACGTTCATTTGGATTAGCATTTGATAGGCTTCCGATAGTGGCATCACGAACTCGTGCATTTTCATCTAATCCAAGTCTATTTGCAACTTCAAGATAACCTTTTGGGTCTAATAAATGCAATGCAACATCTGGTGCAATTTGGTCTAATCCAGACACCATCTTATCTGCTAATGCTCTTAATCTTGGGTCATTATTACGCTTTGTTTCAATGTAATCATAATAAGCCTTAAAAAAATTATACCTGTCTGGATTATGTTCTTTAAGACTCTCCATTACAAGTTTTGCTTGCGTAGCGGCTCTTGCATTTACAGAAGCATCAGAAATACTTCCAGCGGTTGAACTTACTAAAGCACCCATACTTCCCATTGCTAAACCAGCACCAATACCTTTAGATAAACCTTCTTCTTCATCACTTAAATATCCCAAAGCACCACCAACAATAGCACCATGTAAAGCACCTTTTCCAAAGTTTGAAGCATAAGAAAATAAAGGGTCAGCACTTTGAATTAATTTAAGAATATTTTTTGCTGGTTCAGTTAATTTAACTCCATTTTCCACAGATTCTTTTAAAGCCATTTCTGCATAACTCATAAAACCACGTTCACCTTTCATGATTTGAGTTCCTATTGCTTGCATTGCTTCTCCTACACCAATAGCCAAAGAAGCACCTAAATATGTTTTTCCAGCACCTGCTACTAAGGGAACATCAATACCAGAAACTCCTGCACCAATAGTTCCAAGTTTAGCAGTAGCCTTAAAATCATTAATAGGCACTCCAGTTAATCCATTAAATGCTTTTCCTCCAAGTTCTGTTGCTGTATCAATACTTCCCCTTACGGCATTACCAATGAATTCAATTGGCATACCTCCAAATTTTAAAGCACCACCTAAAACACCATTTTTAATTTTGTTTGTAATAGCACCTGCTTTTCCAACTACATTGTTGAATCTTTGTAAATTTTCAACACCAACAACACTTTTAGTTAATAATTTTAATGGTATTGTAAGTTCTTCAGCATTTACAAACCATGATGGGTCTGTAATGGTAGAAGCCGCTTCTACAAACCTATTGTCAATATGATTTTTTCCAACTAATAATGTCTCGTCTCCATTTGCTAGTTTTTCGGTTTCAAGTCTAAAATTAAGAGCATCTAAAAAAGTGTTATACTCTAAATCATCTGGATTATTTGATTGTTGCATCCAAGGGTAAGCACTTTCATTCATGCTTCTCCACATTTTAGATGATTTAAAAAAGATACTATTAGGGTCCTCTGATTCAAGAAGCATACCGCCTAAATTTCTTGTTCCACGTGCAAATGATTCAGCAAGTTCATAAGGACTAATTCCACCCATTAATAAGGCTTCGGGGTTTCCAGCTCCTGCTGTCGCAATATGTTTTAAACCATAAAGACCTTCACCATACATATAAGTAGCCGCATCATTGATATTTTTTAAATAATCAGTAGCAATCGTATCTCTGTATGCTTTAAACGTTTGAAATTCTTCCTTGGTTGGCTTATATCCATTTTGACCAGCATTTTGTAATAAATCAGCAATTTCTTCTCCTTTTAGTGGAGCGTTTAATTGTTTGAAATATTCATCTCTTTCATCATTTGTCATTCCATTTAACTTAGCATCAACATCTTGATTGCCAGTAATAACTGGAATTTTATTGCCTGTTTCTGGGTCATTATGAAATGCACCAGAATTAGATTCAAAGATTTCTCCCATTTTTTATTGAGTTAAAGGTTGGCTTGTATATCCTTTTAGAAGGTGATTGTTAAATTGTTGTTGATTTAATCTATTTTGTTTTCTTAATTCAGAAATAGATGACTCTGGATTATTTTTGGGAATTTCTTGTTTTTCAATCCTAATTCCATTTCCTTTATTATAATTCATTAGACGACTTTCTAAGTCATCTTTTAATGTATCTAAAGATTTTTTAGATGCTGAATCTAACGAGAAAATAACAGCAGGATTTCTGGCTACTTGTTCAATTCTAGATTGTTCCCATTCAGCAACACGTCCAGATGGAAAATATGCATTTCTTGCAACAGATTGTAAATGAACGGCTAAATTTTGTGCTTCTGCTCTAATTTCTGGAGATAAGGACTTTCCTTGCATATTAGTAATCTCTTTCAATCTATTAATGGTTTTAATAGCATCAGCCATACCATTTAAATCAGCCCTAGTTTTTTCACTATCTTTTCCTGTATAAGTTCCATAAGCAACATAAGGACTATTTTGACCTCCAAGGCGTTCTCCAATAGCATTTCCATTTTTGTCTCTTTGTACATTTCCTTGGTCATCTTTTTCATAAAACTGAGAATTTTTGATTTTATTTTGAATTTCAGCATTAGGAGGATTAATTTCTTTCCAAGATTGGTCTTTTGGTTCATATACCAACGTAGCACCATTTGGAGCAGTAACAGTATGGAATTGAGATTCTGGGAATAAAGCCGCCCAATTAGACGCAAAAGAAGGTGGTAATTCGCCATTATTTTTGGCTTTAATTGCGTTAATTACATTGTTTTTAATCTCATTTTCATCTAAATTAGCACGACCTTCCATTGTTCCAACATTATATTTATGAGGAGGAAGCATTATATTGCTTAATGGCTGATTTGTAGTTCCAGCAGGTAATTTTCCACCATATTCAGCAAGTTTTTCATTTAATGGATTATTTAAAATAGACTCATCTGTTGGGTCTTGTTCTTCTCCATTTGCATAATGTTGTTTAGTTCTGTCATAAGCATTTGCAGCACTAATAAATCTACTTACTTGTTCTGCTGGCATCCCGCTTTTTTCCAAAGAATTAATATTAGAATTAATAATGTTTCTAACTAATTCATCTTTATTTACAGGTTGTCCATGTGATTTTTGCAATAAATTAGAAATAGATTCTGCTTGTTTTTCAGTTGCATTAAAATACTCTTGTGGAGTTTGACTAGAATTAAATGAATTAAATTCCGTCATTGCAGGTTTTTGAGAAATAGTTGATGTTAAATTCTTGTCATTTAACCCAGAAATAATATCGCTATAAGTTCTTCTTTGTTCAGTTTGACCAGCCAATTGATTTAACGCTGGATAAGTAGTCATAAAAGCACCAACGCCTTGCAAAACCGAAGTTTTTTCGGATGGTGTTTTTGCTTTGTCAATTTTATTGATTAAATCGCTAGCCGCATCATTAATGTATTTCCATGATTCGTTTTTAGGATTACTATCTTGAATTTGTTGTAAATTTTTCTTATGTTGAGATAATAATTCGTCTGTATTTTGTTGATTTTGCAATAAACCATTTGTTGCTTGGCTTGTTGTAAGATTTGCATTAAAATTATTTGCTACATTAGATGTAAGACCAAGAATTATTCTTTGTTGAGAAGTTGGAAGATTTTCAATTCCATCTAACATTCCAAGATGCTTTTTAATAACGTCTTGTTGCTGTTCAGTACCTTGAATTCCTTGAAGTGAATTTAAATTAGCATTAAGTTGAGATTTTACAGACTGAGCCATTAATGGTGCTGATTGAGAAAAATTTCTATCAGCATTAACAACTTGTTGTTGTTTATTAAAATCATCAAAACGACCTAAAAAATCTTTCAATTCAGCATTAGATGTAAGTTTTGCACCAAGACCTTTTTTGTTAAAATCTTGATGGTTTAACATATGTTGCTGTAAAGAATCTGCCCAAGGTGCTAAATCTGGATTATTTTTTGCTAAATTAGCATAAGATTGAGCAGTTGTTAATAATCCTTGATTTTCAGCATCAGCAGAATCAGACATACGTTTGTTTTTAACGTATTCTTTTGTGGCTTCCACCATGTCATTGCTATAATCTTTAACGCCACCTGCAATGCCTAGTCCAAAGTTTGTAAGACCTTGTTGGTACATCTTACCAATGTTAGCACCTGCTTCTGAAACTCCAGTTACAGGTTGAACACCATTTGTGTATTGTTGAAATAAAGACATAAATTTTATTATGCTGCAAACATAAGTGCATCAGCAATAGAACTGCTTCCCATGTAACTTCCAATAGCACCACCAAGTTGTCCAGTCATTCCAAGCAATCCACTTGTTAAACCAGCACTTGATTGTGCATTTGCAATTTGTGCTTGCATTGCATTTTGTTGGTTAGCAGAAATAAGTTGAGAGTTATATTGCGATTCAGGATTAAAGAGCATACCAGCCGTAGGATTCTGATACATACTGTATGATTGACCTAGTAAATTGCTTGCATTAAGACCTTGCATGGATGCAATTTGAGGCTGACCGAATGAACTATAAGCAGAATTGGCTTGTTGAAGGTTTTGACCAGCAACTTGACCAGCATAAGCACGATTACTAGCAAGTTGTTGCTGACCTAAAGCATAGTTATTAAATACTTCTTGAGCAATACCTTGATTATTGCTGTAATCAAGACCCCTACCAGCCATAGCCGCTCTAGCCGATTGTTGAGCCGCTTGAATTCCTTGTGGACTAAGATTAGACCCTTGAGCCAATGCTTGATTAGCCGCACCAGTTTGGGATGCCATTAAATTAGCACCACCAGCACCAAGCATACTATTATAAGCATTAGCCGAGCCAGCACCAATCTGATTATATAAACCAGCGTTGGCATTGTATTGCTGTTGTTGCAATCCAGCAGATTGACCAATAGCAGTACCAAATAAATTGTTAGTAACCCCTAATTGACCTTGCATACCAGTCTGCATGAGTTGCTGGTATTGAGGCATATATTGACCTTGTAAGCCAAGTAATTGATTTTGAATTCCTGCTTGTGCATTTAATGCACCTTGCATTTCTCCAAGATAGTCTCTAGGTGTAGGTGTTTGAACAGATTTTCCGCCCATAGTATTATTTTGTTAAATTTGTAATTAGTTTGTTAGGCACTTTTTTCACTCTGCCGTATTGAGTGGACCACACATTGTTGGTCTTTAATTCTGGAAATCTTATTAAAGCAGACTTAATTAAGCCTACTCTGGCTTGGTGATTCGTTGCAAGAATCTCAGCCACAAAATATTCGTGTTTAAATTCTTCATTAAATGGCACGATTTTTGAGTACTTGAAAAACATATCTGCATCGCCTTTGTATTCTTCATTAATAGGATAAGTAATTAATACGCCATCAACTTGCTTTTTGTCGTTAAAATTTACAAAAAGATATTTAAATGTATCAGCCCAAGTTAAGAAAACTTTTAACTCTAATCCATCAAATAACTGAAAAACAGGTCTTTTTGACTTGTTTCGCTCGTTACGAATGAAATTGATTAGGTCAAAAATATTCATTAGATGCAAGTTGATGCGTCAGAAATAGTAGCAGTTTGAACCTTGTTTAAGGTAACAACGTAAGAAGGCTCTGAAATTAAAGTACTTCCAGCGTAGTGTTTAAATGCCCATACGTCCCCAGAAGAAGCCGTAAAAGAATAAATATAGGTAGTATTAAACGAGCCGTAATCATTAGTTGTGGCTTGAATCTTAGTTTGTAACGAAGAATTTTTATAAACGTTTAAAAATGGAACAGTACCATCTGGACGTGTGCTACCAGTAGTATAACCAGCCGACACAAATACTTCTACTTTATATGTCCAAGTTTCCATAGATGGAATCGTTGGAATAGTAGGAGTTTGATAGATAAGATTTTCTACGCCAGCACCTGTCGCACCAGTTGTAATTCCACGTTTAATGTACGTTCTTGGTGGAATAGAGTTAATCCACGTTGAGCCGTCATATAACTCAACAGTTGCCAAATCCGTGTTGTATCTAATGTTTCCTGTTAATGGAGAACTAGGTCTAGCACCAGTAGTGCCAACTGGAATTGTAAGACTTGTTGCAAATCTTGCGTCTGCATTAGGAATATTAAATAAACCAGCGTAATTGCACAAAAAACTAGATTTAGCACCAGAAACTAAAGCATTTTCATTTAAAGAAACTTGATAGTCTCCAACCATTGGATTAGTATTTGTAGTAGATGACCATTGGGTATAACTACCATAAGTACTTAAATTACAAATAACACCAAGACTACCAATTTGCAAATTAGCAGAACTTCCAACTTGACCATTAATTTGATTAATACTGAATAAGTTAATAACACCAATTCCAGTTGATGTTAATAAGTCGGAAATTAATGCCTTAGAAAGTACACCGCCTTGCGTTACAAGTACATAATCTCCAGCCGCTAAAGCATTAGTAGCAACTTGTGGTTGAGACGTAATAGCCCCAGCCAACAACGTTGCAGAGTCTAATAATTGATTAAGTCTTGCTCCAGTAACTTGTTGTCCGTCAGCAAAAGTATCGCCTTTGTTAATTTGTGCCATGTTATTTCTTTGAAATGATATTTCTTACAGTTTGTGAGGCATGAATAAAGATAGCCCTAATGTAAGGTGTTAAAGATTTTGTTACGAATTGTAATTGAATTCCAGTCCCAAATTTTCTAATTGGATTTCTGCGTGTTTCATCATTATTTAACGCACTTCCATAAGACTCAAGTTTATCTGTTGCATCAGGGTTTGACACAATAGCATAAACATCAACCGCAGAACCTGATTGGAATAGATAATCTATTTCGCAACTAGAAAACCGCTTATCTTGGTAATTTCCTAGGGTATATTTCCTAGTTGTCAATACTGAATTGATTTGATTAGTTTGGAACGCAGATGGCGATAAAATGCTAGGAATATAAAATGGAAGAATAGGAATACCAGTAGAAGCACCAAATTCATCGTATGGATTCTGTTCCATCATAAAAATCCCTTGATTTGTATCAATCGCAAAGATTTCTCGCTTATTATCGACTTTAGCGATTATAAAATTAAACGCATCAAAACCAGCAGGGTAAGTATCAACAGACTCCCACGCTTGGTTTGTAAAATTATATACAAGAATAGCGTTATTAACTGTGCTATCGTCCAGAGGAACAGCAAGATAATATCTATGATTCCAATAGGTAGCAACGGCACGATAAGCATAAGTTTTATTGATTCTAAGGATTACGTCATGAATTGGAGCAGATAAAGATTGAGACGTACTCATCAACTTTACCGAATCATTAGTGCCAATACCACTTAAAGGGTTTAAAGCATAAACACCATTATCAGATAGGAAAATAATACCACCATTAGCAGAAATGACGCTTCTTTTTGCAATACAGCCGATATCTGTAACAAGTGACTGTAATGATGTATCAGTTGGCAAAGGGGCTGAAACTGCCTGTCTGCCGTAGCCAACACCTAACTGGTAGATGCTGTTACGCATAAAGATGGTAATCCAGTTGGTTGTCCATGTAGCCATTGCTGTACAATGGTCATTACCACCGTTATTGATTGTAAATGCGTCTAAAACATCCCATTGCGTTTCATCAAGGTAATTAGATACGCAGACTGTATAATTGTTATCTAATGGGTTTGTGCTAGAATAATAAGCACCTTGGGCAAACAATCGGTTGCAATAATAAATCAATTGTGAACAATTTGGAAATTGCTGTGCATAACCGCTTGGAGATGTGCTTAATGCAACAATCGTTACATTTAAATCCCACATAAGAGGACGCTTTGTATATCCTCTTGTAATAAACACTTTATTTCTGGCTTGAACTACATCACAACCATCACCAGTTGTAATAATTTCCCCAGTTGGAAAATTAACCTTAGCAGATAATTCCTGATTTTGTGGGTTATAATGGTATAAACCATCTGTAACAATTACAATGATGTGTTCTTGACCATCATCATCAACAAAAAACCCAGAACCATAGACTGTCTGCCCTACAAGAGCAGGACTAGTACATCTTTTAAGTCCTAATCTAGAAGCGGCTACACCTCTATCAAATCTAAAGTTCTGGGATTGACTAACGTATCCTTGTGGCAAAGCGGCAGGATTGTCACGGCTGTTTAAGCCAATGAACGACAAATCTCCATCTTTAAGCCATTGGACAGGCATTACTTCTTAATTTCAGTAACTACGTTTTCTACCTTAGTTTCTGCGTTGGAAATGGCAGTATTAACCTTAGTAGCATTGTTTCGGAAAATCAATGCACCAGTAATAAAACCAAGAACAAACGAAGCGATAATCGAGATAATCATGTTATTTAGTGGGAGAAGGTGGTGTATAAGTCCAGCCCTTTGCAGTAATGTCTGCCATAGCAGTTGCTTGGTCAGCGTACGTATTTACGCTCCATTGGGTAAAGATGCGAATATCTTTAACTGGACTATTTACCATAGTAACAACATTTTTGTCGTTTACAAGCACAACTGTTTTGCCAGCAGCAATAGAATATGAATATGGACCAGTAGGTGCAGGAGGGGGTACTGGCTTTGGAATTACTTTAACAGGTGCAGGATTAGAATTTGGTGTAGGGTCAGCCATAAATTATATTAAGCAAAATTAATTGGACATTGATGCCAAGTTCCAGAGCCATCTTTAAATGCAAGATAAACTCCATAAGGACTTCCAGAATAAGTAGAAGAAGCAATGTAATTGTTGCTTCCATAACTTTGATATTGGTCAATAGGATAAAAATTTACACCATCAGATGTAATTCCAATATTTCCACTTGTTAAAGCAAAACTTGGTCCAGAAAATGGTTGTCCGCTTCCGCTACTCTGAAGAACAAACTGCATTGGACTATAATAATAGTTCCAAGTTTGAAGCAAACCATAAAGGGTGGAACAAATACCTGCGTAAAATGCACCAAAAGCATCTAATCCAGAAGAACCGCCAGTAGCCGCCGTGGTCTGAACTGAGCCATCTCCAAACGTTAATACACCTCCATCTGTCATACTTACGTTTTGAGCCGTAACTTGTCCAGCAGGTGCATCAAAATTGCCATCAGTAATAGAATAACCATCTAGGTCTAAATTACCAGAACCCAATACATAAGCCGCAGTTGCTTGAGATGTTCCATTAGCAAACTGAATACCTCCTGCACCAATAGTAAAAGTATTAGTTCCATCCGTAACATAAATTGTATTGTTAATAGTACCTCCATTAAATACAGTAGCGGCTGTTGTTTGAATTGTACTATCTGGGAACTGAATTCCAGTTGGTTGTAAATAAAGATAATTAGAACCTTCGTCATTAACAACAATTTGACCATACACACTTCCACCTGTTAGTTGTAAATATCTATTATCTGAATCTGATTTACTATAATATAGACCAGCGGCTGTACTGGACAGCAGGTATGTATTGAATTTATTAATTAAATCCGTTTGGTTTGTGATTGTACCAGAAATAGAACCCCAACTTGCACCGCCACCTCCTCCACCGCCACCATGCGAATTGAAGTACGATACAGTTACAAATGGATTAGTAGAACTAGGAGTATCACCAGCGGCTAATGCAGAAAGAGCATTAACCGAAATCTGGTTTCCTGCTTGGATTACTGTTGAAGGTAAATTCGGACCGACTTTGAAAGCCATGTGTTATAAGGGGTGTTTAGGAATACTCTAAAGTGTTTCATTAAACAGTCCCTCTAGCGGCATGGACAACAGTTCCAGTTGCAGATGCTTGAACACGAACAGGACCATTGTAATTATCTAAAGAAAAGATTGTAAGTGGTTGAAGAATAACACCATTGGTAGGGTTATTTACAGTACCTGTGTCACCAAAGATAACTTCAATCGTAGCAGTCGAAGATTTGTTTTGGATGATAGTGGTAATGCACTTACCCTCTGGAGGCATAGCAGTAAGCACCTCAACAAAAGACGTGCCAACTGTGGTATCGCTCTGCGAAAACGAGCGAATAAACGGAGATGAGATGTGTACTCTAGACATTTTAGTATGTAAAATCCATGAAAATCTTGCCGAACTGACCTTGCTGACGGAGTAACTTGTCGTACTCTTGCTCAAGCAGTTCTTTTGCTTTGGCTTCAAACAGTTGTGCGTTTTCTAGTAAACCTTCTGACGCACACCAAGCCGCTGCCGCACCCCAAGACATGAAAGGTGCGAATACGTAGGGAATCTGAACAATCTGCCAATTAGATGGGCTATTGTTAGGATTTTGACCTACTGTGGTGCTATTTACCACGCAGTTGTATAAGTTAGCCTTATATGGCTTACCAGCCACAGGCATTAAAGCACCAGTACCAGAACCGCTATCAAAATAGCATTGAGCGTCCTGAAAATATACTAGCGTTGGGTCATAAGCATCACCTACCAAGTTTGGACATTTAAGGCGATACATATAGTACCCTGTTGTAACAATGTTAGAAAGAATAACTCCAATACCAGTACCATTGTCGTATAACTGGTAATCTAGGTTTTTGGCTCTTGTAGTATTCTGTGGGTTATTATTCCATACGCCAACAATCTCAGCCGCATTAGGGTCTGGAGTAAACGTATTAACCGAATTAGAATCTAAAGTAGCAGTAAAGGGGGCGATTCTGCAAATGTCAGTCCACAGCACAGTTTCCCATGCTTCACGCAGACGTGCATGAGCAAAATCTCTGAATTGAGCAAAGGTTTCAGGCGTAATATTGTTCCTATCGTTGCCAGAATATTGAATGGCATCTAGGATGATTTGACTGAAATCTTGTGTTCTCATTGTACGATTCTACCATTAGCATCAAATACAGAACCATTAATACGAGTCCGTTTTTGGTAGTTGTTTGCAACCACTTCTGGGTTGTCACGCATGAACTCTTTAAGGAACTGGTCATCTTTCCAACAATCTGGACCTAATCTAGTACTCCAGTAATAATACGCTTCAGGAGGAATTGACGCAATCTTTCTCCCAAATTTGGATGACGTGTGCGGATTATTTTTTTCAAAAATAGCGTTCTGCTTTGCCTTAATAGTGGCGGCAATACGCTCTTTATTAAAACCATTGATGAGTTCCCTCTCGACACTCTTGCGAATGTCGGAGGGGATTGCATCAGCCAGACTTTGAAATAGGTCTGACACTATGAATTACGAAGCGTAATCGAACACGCCGTAAGCGAGAGGATTGTAAACGCACAACCCAGCCACAGCCTGAATCATTCTTGCTTCACCACCGCCATAGTTAGGCAGAGCAGTTACGCCAGCAACGTCACCACCATAACGGATTTCGAGAAGGTCAAAGGGAATGACAAGACCCTTATGGGTATCGCCAACGCCATTGCTATCAACGTTAAGGAAGTGCGAGGGGTGCAAGCGAATCTTACCGAAATCGCCTTCAAACACGTCCACGGACGAGATGTATTGGCTAAGGTCAGATTCACGATTTAGCGTACGAATAGCAGTTTGGGTATTTGTGCTACCAGACGAAGGCGTAGTGAACACGAGGTTCGTAAACGCTCTCTTTAAGGCAGAACCGCAAACGAGGTCGAAATCACGGAATTGACCAGTTTGGGTATAAATACCAGTAAGGACATTCTGAACTTCCGTTTCAGTCAAGTTAGCCGTACCAACAGTCGAACGATTCGATGCAGGAGTTTGGAACTTGGCATTGATAGGAAGAACTGCGTCTTGGTTGGAGTCACCAGAGGCGAGCGTCCACTTGAACAAGCCACGTGTCTGGTATGCTACCGAGCCATTATCAAGCACAGCACCATTGTAAGACGATACTGTGGCTTCCATGTCACGCTTTAGGACTTGGATACCTTTAGCAACGTTGTTAGCCAACTCATCACGCACACCAGCCACAACAGCGATGTCTTGAGTGAGGGGCGAAACACGAACTGCTCTACGGAAAACTTGAATGTAGTTCGACAGTTCAGCACGATAGGTGTTAGAGCCGTCCTTAACGTAGTTTTCATACGTTGTAACGTCAGCACCATCAATCGTACCAGTAGTACGAGCGGCGGGCAGGGAGTCGGCTTGCCATCTGAAAAGAGTATTGCCGGGTTTGCTACCCTTCTTAGCCATAGAGGTAATTGGGGTGTCCTTAGCATCAACGAGAGCGATAAGGTCAGCGAGTTCTTCTCGCTTACCGCTCGTAAAAGAGGGTTCTGTTAAATTTGCCATGTTAGTAGGAGATTACAAGAATCGGTTAGCGATAATATCAGACAAGTGAGTTACATCTCCAGTTGCGGCGAACTTGTTTCTAGAGGCTTGAGCCTTTGCTTCCTTGGGTGGAACATAGGCTGGCGTAGTAGTTCTTTTAGGTTGTGGTGGTACTTCTTTAGAAGAGGCAGGTTGTTTCTTGCTTGCCATTTCTCTGGATTTTACGCCACGAATGTAGTCACCTAATACCATTTTGTAGTCAGGAAATTTAGTAATTTCTGGGAACTGTTGAAGGAAAGCATCTGCGATTCTTCTTTCAGTAGAAGTCTTATCTTTCCACCAAGGATATTCTTTTCCTACAATATTTTCAAACTGGTTAAAGTTTTGTAAATAATTAAGTCGCTTTGGAAGGTGTTCCTCTAATGCGTCAAGTGCTTTAATCTTGATGCTTCGTACATCCTCAGCAGAATATTCTGTTTCATTTCCCTTACTATCTCTAACTACCGCACCATCAGGGTTTAATTCACACCATCTGCGGATTTGCTTGGCTTGTTCAATCTCACGATTAACTTCGTCAGCACTATTCAGATTGCTGTAAGGATTATTAGCAATAGGAGTCCTCGCTGGCTTGTTAGCCTCTTGCGTAAGTCGCTCCATTTCACCTTTAAGCCGTTCAACTTCTGCCTCCGCTTCTCTCCGTTTTGCAGAGAGTTTGTCAATGCGTTTCTTTACACCCTTTGGTAGTCCTCGGTCGGTTTCTTCGTCATCAGACTTGGTTTCTTCGGTTTCCTCGGAGTCTGATTCTTCTTCCTTACCGATTTCTGTTTCTGGTTCAGTTTCATCAACTGGACTTTCTTTTTCTGCTGTCGCTTGAACAGCATCCCCATCTTTTTCTTCTGAGTCGGGGGACTCACTTCTCTCACTACTGTCTGTGAGAACCTTGCTGACTAAATCAACAAAGTTTTTTGCTTCAAAAGGTACAGTATCCTTCTGTGTTTGCGTGGGGTTGTTTTGTGCCGTTCCAAGGTCGGCTGATTCATTTGTATTCATTAGATTAGGTCTAAAGTCCTTTTAACAGGGTTTTTGATAGTCCCAGAACTATTAGCACTTAGATACTACTTTATTACAATTAGCAATACCTAGTGCTTAAAATTACCATTTCTTCACGATTTACTGCTTTCTGGGGGTCTGCCAATGTCCATTAGCACGATATCTCTGGTTTGTAATAGCACCATTTTAAAAGACCTTAATGCTTCAGCCCTACCAGCGTGATAGGCTCTATCTTCGCCACGGCTTTCCTTGCTTAACGCATAAGAAACCTCAATTTCAATAGAAGCGTCCAATAAAATATGAACGGCTTGCCATAATTCATTAGGAGCGTGAAACCCCAATCCGTGAACTACTGTTTGGTCTAATTGTTCCATAAGTTATTGTTGCTGAGATTGTTGCGTCTTATCAGCCTGTTGAATAGCACCCCTTACGTTCTGTGCGATTTGCTGACCAATAGGCGTAACCCCAGTTCTACCAATCTGTTTGTTCTGCTGTTGCATTACAGACATTTGAAGATTCTTAACATAATTATCTAGCAATGCTCTAAAGTGCTGGTCTTGTTGCATTTGTTGCTGTGCTTTAGGATTCTTGCTGATAATATCTTGCATGAATTGCAACTTAGATTGAGCAGTAGGGTCATTTTCAACATAGTTGGCTTCATTGCCAAGCATCATAAGACCAATATCACTTTGAACGTTACGATAAAGCAATTGAGATTCACTTCCAGTTTCAACTAGCAATTCTTTAGCCTTATCTGGGTCAATTGCTTCAACAGCCGCTTTTACTAATTTATTTTTATCAATTACGCCACCAGTATCCATTGGCAATACAAACTGCATAACTGCTTTAAGTTTTTCCATCACAAAATCCGTATCAAGTTCTCTTACATCAAAACGCAGCGAGAAATCATACATATTGGAAATACTGGATATGTTTTGAGGAAGGTCGTAATTAGTAATGCTCTTAATTTCTTCAGGGTCCATAAACTGAAGCATCATAGCAAATACGTGCTGGAATGTTTCGCTCCATACATCAAGCCATACATTAACTGTTGCTTGTTGCATCATCTGGGTTTTTTGTGGTGGAACGGCTGGATGATATAAGCCAAAGTACTCAGCATTGTTTTGAGTCACACGTTCAATAAGAGCAAATGCTGTTTGAGTTTCGCTTTGAGGTGGAGGAAGGAACTTATAGTCATCTGGAGATGTGACTGGTAAGTTCATTGCTGGAGCAATTTTGTTTACCATGCCGTAACGTTTCTTAACCATTAAAGGAGGCAACGTAGTAAATGCTGTTCGGTCACGGATAGAGTCGTGCTGTGCCTTGATTTCTTGCTGGTCAGTCATTGCAATCTCAGGAACGCCACGAGATTCCTGAATAGGTCTGCGAAGTCGTTCTTTGCGATAAATAACAAACGGATATTTGTTTTGAGCGTAACCTAACAATTTATGACTACCATAAATGTCGCTACCTGCACGTGGGCAGAATACTGTGCAATAAATGCCTTGAACGCCATTACTATCAATCATTCTAGAATATGCGTACACCACTTCAATAAGGTGCATATTTCTATTCAATTGATAATTGATTAACGAAGCGGCTGGCAAGATGTTAGGGTCATTGTAATTAGAACGTAAACCAGCAATGCTTACGGCTTGATTTACGAAATCTTCACCCCAGCCTTCAACGGCGGCTTGAGAACGAATCTCCATTTCAGTCATAAATACACGTCTAAAGATTACACGTGCGTTTTGAGCATCAATGGTTTCTGGTGGGAAAGAAATTTCATCATAAGGCTTGCAAGCAGTTACAACAGCACAATTCTTAGAAATATAAGTTTCTGGCATTTCAGCCTTACCTGTTTCACGCAAATCTCGGATTGCCTTCTTTAAGGTCTTTTTATCCTCAGAAATAGCATACATACCTAAAAGGCTAGCCGCATAATCTTCTTTAGACTCATCTTGAATAGAACTAATTAAATCTTTAATGGCAGAATTAGGATTTTGCTGTAAAGCCATCTGCACAACGCCGTTTAACTCATCAAGTCTAAGTAATTGATTTCTGGTTGCATATTCACGCTCCCAGCCAATGTGCAAACCAGACCATCCGTATTGAAGCGTATATTGAGCCAATAATTCTGCTTCATTTCTTAACTCAGCCTTTTGTTTAGATTGCGTAAACCACTCCATTAGCGTATTTGCTGGAGCGGCAATATCGTAATCTCCCAAATTAGTGCCTTTAATTTTTACTTGGCATCTGTCGAATGTAGTCATCAACATAGCCGAAATTTCATTAATGGTTTTATCTACTAAACGACAACGCACGTCAGACGCACCTTCAAATGGAAAAGCACCTGTGCCTTCGTTAAGTTCTTCTGAATGTTTTTTTCCATCAGATGTTTGACCACTCCATCTAGCAAGACGAATATCGTCATTTTGCATGATGTTAGCGGTATTGCCACCATGTTGGTTAGCACGATTGTATTCCATCCAGAGGTAAGGTACATCTGGTTCTGGCGTTGCGTATACAATCTTATCCTGATTTGGATTGTACTTAGTTGATAGGTTGTTTTTTACAATGCTCATTTAAATAATTGATAATATCGTCTCGGAAATATCTTGAATGACCACCTTTTGTTTTTGTGGTTCTAATTACTTTGTTATCTGCGAGTTGTTTTAGTTTTGTTCTGGAAAATCCAGATAAATAAATAGCCAGTTTTCTGGACAATAATGTTGGTAGATAGATTTCCATTAGTAACTTCCTCCACCCCAGCCTTGCATATTTGAACGGCTGATGTACGTTGGATTCATGACAATTAGGTAACGCAATGCGTCTATTGGGTCTTTCGTTGCTCCCTTGTCCCCATCTTGTCCTGTCCATTCTTTCAATGCAAAGATTAAATTTTGGCATTTTTCGCTGATGTAAAGTTTAGGCTTATTTTCATATGATAACGGAAGTTCCGTGTTATATGCGAATAAGTTGTTAATCATTGCTACGCCTTGTTCAATCCTAATTCCTGCCGCTGGAATAAAGTGCATAGGGTTTTCACCATCATCTAGCATATCAATAAGCGTTACACCGCCTTCTTCTGTTACCGCTTTGCTAGCACCAGCCCTAGGGTCAATGTAACGTTCAAAAATTTCTTCTTTGTTATCCTCATCAATGGTTTCTAGATTAAGGATAAGTTCTTTATATTCACCTAAACTTCTACCAGCATTAGTTCGCTGGGCTGAACCTGCTTTTCCATCTGGGTCAGATGATGGTAATGCCCATTCGCCTTCTGATTCATCTGGAAATTCTCTATATACGTAAATATTGTTATCTTCATCTAATCTAGCCCAAAGCATAAACCAGTTACGAGAACCTGCTGGGTCAATAGCCATATAGTTAGTTCCCCAACTAGGAATAAAATCTTCTGAGATAAGGTTAATTTCTGGGTCAAACCTTGGAAACTGCGTTCCGCTTACGTTGTCAGCCCATCCATAAGCACGAATCTTAATTTCGTAAGACTTCTTGCCAGCAATGGTCTTTTTTAACTGCTCAAATGAACTGTAAGGGTTTAACTGGCTATGGAACCACATAATAGCCGCTGGTCTGCCATAGCATTTAGCCTTGTAAGGCATTTCACCTTTTTTAACGCCGACTACATTTACAGTATCTGGCAATAATGATGCTGGCTTTGTTTCAAGAATTCTACAACCGCTTACATATTCTTTAACGACAGGACTATAACCACTAATAGGTGTAAAAGTGATAATAAGTTTACCACCTCTAGTAACAAGACGATAGCGGAGTGTTTCAAGCCAATCCAATGGTACAAGTTCGTCACACCAGATAAGGTCCACTTCGCCACCTTCAATAACATCTCGTTTCTGTGCATAATTCATGAAGAAACATTGACTCTTATTCGGAAGAATAAAGGTATTATCGCTAAAGCCGTTCTTTTGAGTGTATTGAACGTTCTGGATTTTGTTCTTCTTTAATTCCTTGTACTCAGATGGCAAATACTTGTATATAACGTTTTGTTGCATCTGGATTGAAGATTGGTTAGTAGTATGCAAACACCATACCCTAGCATCTTTCATGTTGATAAGCGTTTGGACTACACGCTTTGCCGCCCATTCAGTTTTTGATGCACGATTGCCTCCAAGAACCAATAGTTCATTATTGGCTTTAAGTACATCGTCTGCTTCCTTCCAATGCGGAAGGTCAAACCCATGGCGATATGGGTCTGTTTTTTCAGCCTTAATTTTATCTTCTCTTAGATTTAAAATTTCGATTGTCTTTTCATCACCAAACGTTTCAACAAGTCTTTTAATATCCTCTTTAGTAGGAGTGATTAAGACTGGATGTGGTGTGGGCAAAAAAGCCATATCTGTTCGTGAAATTCTAAATCATCATAATCTACTTCATCCCCTTCTTCCGTTGGAATGATGAAGCAGTTAGGCATTATTCCGCTCTACCCCTACCTAGGGTTTTATACCTAGCGGTTTCTGGACGCTTATGCTCCGCTTTACGCTGAACAGAATAAGCAATAGCAAGTGCTTGCTTTTTAGGCTTACCAACACCAAGTTCCGTTTTAAGGTTCTTGGTGAAGGCTTCCTTAGATGCGGATTTCTTTAAAGGCATTAAAATTTATTACCTTTATAATTTTGACCTTTAGGAGACTTGTACGCTCTATGATTGATTGCCTTGTTTTCGTGCGGCAATCTACGACCTGCTGGGCGAGAAGGAAGTTTAGGTGCTGGCATAGACATAGGAGGCATACCGCCTTCTGCTGCCGAGGACATATCGCTACCTACTTCGCCTTGCATAGCCTGAGCGTCACCACCCATACTTTGGTCTTGAGCGTTTTGACTTGGGATACCACCCATCATAGACATACCATTAGGTTGTGGCATGCTAGATGGGGCTGGCATCTTGCGTTTGGGGAAAGCCATTAGCAACCGAAAGATTTACCCTTATAGTTAGTGCGTGGCTTACCAATATGGCTACGAGGATTATACGAAGGACCTTCGCCTTTAGTGGTAGGGGTTTTCTTAGAAGTCACGCCTTTGAATTCGTGACTACCGCTGATTTTACTAGGCTTGCTTTTCATGGGATGATGATAAGTGTTTTCGGATTGCTTATTCTTTTTAGTAGGAATATTACTTACACCGAATAATGCTTGATTAGAAATTGGCATATTGGCATCTTTCTTTTGATGACCATCAGCCATGCCATGACCATCAGCATAATCTCTTCCACCACGGATTTTCTTATTGTCGTGATAAAAACCTTCTGCTTCTGGGTTAGCCTTGCTTTCTGCTCGTTCTTCACGCATAAGACTATTATACTTACCGAGAAGATTTTTAGGGGTTTTTTGTTTCATAAAAAAATTAGTATTTACCTTGATATTTAGGATGACGAATTACGCACCATCTAGTTCCGTCCCAGCGAATTTTAACTTCCATATTAGGAATAAACTTGCTGTTATCTTTACAAATAACGTTTTCTTTCTTTCCATCTACCATTACTTGAATAACGTGTTTGTTGTTAAACTTAGCGTAAACTTTGCCTGTAATAATCTTTGGAGGTTCAATCTGTTCTTCTTTCTTTAATCCAAGTTGGTTTTTAAGTAATGAAATGCCTTCTAGCGTCCATTCAATTTCCCATAACCTTTCAGGTTTTCTTGATGGGATTCTTTGCCAATGCTTAAATTCTTCAAAAGAACTTCTTAACTTCTTCATTAACTCACGTGTTATGCCTAATGCAATGCAAAGTTCTTTTTCGCTCATTTATTGACGAATAATAAATTAATTTACATTTGTCAAGTAGATTCGACCATCTAGGAATTGAACCTAGATAGACCGCTTAGAAGGCGGTTACTCTATCCGTTGAGTTAATGGTCGTAAAGTGGAAGTTGGATGGTTTTTTAGACCAAGTATGGTTTGTAAACTATATTTATCTATGTTTGGATAGTAAAACCTTTATACCCCTCTAAAATTAATTATATCTTACAGGTCCAACTAAAGTTTGCCCCCTATGGTGCGAGCGTTAGCGTCGTTAGGGGTACTGTCAAGTCGCAGGAGTGGGAATCGAACCCACCTATAAGTGCTTATGAGACACACCAGTTCCCAGAACTGTACCCTGCAAAAGTAAGGTCCGAGTCGGAATTGAACCGACAACCCCTTGTTTACAAAACAAGTGTTCTGCCATTGAACTACCAGACCAGAAATCAAAGAACTACCTTATCTTCATTGATATTATTTAATTGTCAAGTAAGTAGTTAATTCTCGTCCCCCTAATACTTAGGGGGAGTGAGGGGGTTAAGATAGGGGGGTTATTAGGGGGGAGAATCCCCCATTCTGTCAAGCACAAAATTACTGGTATAACGC